AGAGGATTTTCCCGCGGTCGCGGTTTATCTGACGGATGCAGAGTATACCGGTGAAGAGCTGGATGCGGATACCTGGCGGGCCACACTGCATATTGAAGTTTTCCTGCCTGCTCAGGTGCCGGATTCAGAGCTGGATTCGTGGATGGAGTCCCGGATTTATCCGGCGATGTCCGCGATCCCTGCACTGGCAGGGATGATTACCACGATGGTTCAGCAGGGCTATGACTATCGTCGTGATGACGATATGGCGTTATGGAGCTCTGCAGATTTGACTTATTCCATTACATACGAGATGTGAGGACGATATGCCAACACCAAATCCCCTGGCGCCGGTAAAAGGTGCCGGTACCACTCTGTGGGTTTACACCGGCAAGGGTGATGCTTATGCAAACCCGTTGTCAGACGATGACTGGCAGCGACTGGCTAAGGTGAAGGATCTGACGCCGGGCGAGATGACGGCAGAATCCTACGATGATAACTACCTGGATGATGAAGACGCGGACTGGAGCGCGACCGGGCAGGGACAGAAATCTGCAGGTGATACCAGTTTTACACTGGCCTGGAAACCGGGAGAAGAAGGTCAGAAAGGGCTTATAGGCTGGTTTGAAAGCGGGGATGTGCGGGCCTATAAAATCCGTTTTCCGAATGGCACGGTGGATGTGTTTCGTGGCTGGATCAGCAGTATCGGTAAGGCAGTGACGGCGAAAGAAGTGATCACCCGAACAGTGAAAGTGACCAACGTGGGCAAACCTTCCGTGGCGGAAGAACGCAGCGAAATTACGCCGGCCACTGCAATTAAGGTGACACCGACATCCGGTACCGTGGAAAAAGGAAAAACAACCACCCTGACTGTTTCTTTTGAGCCGGAAAGTGCAACCGACAAGACGTTCAGAGCGGTTTCCGCCGATCCGTCGAAAGCCACCATTAGTGTGAAAGATATGACAATTACGGTAAACGGCGTGGCGACAGGTAAGGTGCAGATCCCTGTGGTGAGCGGAAATGGTCAGTTCGCCGCAGTGGCTGAAGTCACCGTTACTGAAGCGGGCGCTGCAGGGTAAACGGAGGTAATACATGTTTCTGAAAACAGAACAATTTGAATATAACGGTGTGTCCGTCACGCTTTCCGAGCTGTCTGCGCTGCAGCGTATTGAGCATCTTGCCCTCCTGAAACGGCGTGCAGAACAGGCAGAATCCAGCGGCAACCTGCAGGTAAGCGTGGAAGATCTCGTCAGAACCGGCGCGTTTCTGGTGGCGATGTCCCTGTGGCATAACCATCCGCAGAAAACGGCATCACCGTCAATGAATGAGGCTGTGATGCAGATCGAACAGGAGGTGCTCACCACCTGGCCTGCGGATGCCATTGCCCGGGCGGAAGATGTGGTGTTGCGTCTGTCCGGGATGAGCGGGGCTGTTCATGCGGATACTGACAGCACCGAAGTGGCGAAAAATAACGCACTGACTGATGATGATTTTTCTGCGGGAAAGTCTTCGACGGCGAGCTGAATTTTGCCCTCAGACTGGCGCGTGAGATGGGGAGGCCTGACTGGCGCGCCATGCTTGCCGGGATGACATCCACCGAATATGCCGACTGGCGACATTTTTACCGTACGCATTATTTTCACGATACCCAACTGGATATGCATTTTTCCGGGCTGACGTACGCCGTACTCAGCCTGTTTTTTTGCGATCCGGATATGCATCCCTCTGATTTCAGTCTGCTTGCCCCCCGGCGTGAGGAAGCGCAGACGGAGATGCCGGATGAGGAAAAAATGCTGATGCAGAAAGCGGCAGGACTTGCCGGAGGCGTACGGTTTGGTGGGGACGGAGGGCGTGAGATTTTATCGTCTGCGGATGTGGCGGATGTCAGCGAGGATGATGTCGCATTAATGATGGCTTCAGCGGGGATTCCGGGAGGTGTGAGATATGTCCCAGCCGGTTGGTGATCTTGTTATTGACCTGAGTCTGGATGCGGTCCGTTTCGATGAGCAGATGAGCCGGGTAAGGCGTCATTTTTCCGGACTGGAGACTGACGCCAGAAAAACCGCCGGTGTCGTTGAGCAGAACCTGAGTCGTCAGGCGCTGGCTGCACAAAAAGCCGGGATTTCCGTCGGGCAGTATAAAGCGGCCATGCGAACCCTGCCCGCACAGTTTACGGATATCGCCACGCAGCTTGCCGGTGGTCAGAATCCCTGGCTGATCCTGCTGCAACAGGGCGGTCAGGTGAAGGACTCCTTCGGCGGGATGATCCCCATGTTCAGGGGACTTGCCGGTGCGATCACCCTGCCGATGGTGGGGACCACCTCGCTGGCGGTGGCGACCGGTGCGCTGGCGTATGCCTGGTATCAGGGCAACTCAACCCTGTCCGATTTCAACAAAACGCTGGTCCTTTCCGGCAATCAGGCGGGACTGACGGCAGATCGTATTCTGGCCCTGTCCAGAGCCGGGCAGGCGGCAGGGCTGACGTTTAACCAGACCAGCGAGTCACTGACGGCGCTGGTGAATGCCGGTGTGCGTGGTGGTGAGCAGTTTGAGGCGATCAGCCAGAGTGTGGCGCGTTTCTCCTCTGCATCCGGCGTGGAGGTGGACAAGGTCGCTGAAGCCTTCGGGAAGCTGACCACAGACCCGACGTCGGGACTGACAGCGATGGCACGTCAGTTCCATAACGTGACGGCGGAGCAGATTGCGTATGTTGCTCAGTTGCAGCGTTCCGGAGATGAAGCCGGGGCATTGCAGGCGGCGAACGAGGCCGCAACGAAAGGGTTTGATGACCAGACCCGCCGCCTGAAAGAGAACATGGGCACGCTGGAAACCTGGGCAGACAGGACAGCACGGGCATTCAAATCCATGTGGGATGCGGTGCTGGATATTGGTCGTCCTGATACCGCGCAGGAGATGCTGATTAAGGCAGAGGCCGCGTTTAAGAAAGCAGACGACATCTGGAATCTGCGCAAGGATGATTATTTTGTTAACGATGAAGCGCGGGCGCGTTACTGGGATGATCGTGAAAAGGCCCGTCTTGCGCTTGAAGCCGCCCGAAAGAAGGCTGAGCAGCAGACTCAACAGGACAAAAATGCGCAGCAGCAGAGCGATACCGAAGCGTCACGGCTGAAATATACCGAAGAGGCGCAGAAGGCTTACGAACGCCTGCAGACGCCGCTGGAGAAATATACCGCCCGTCAGGAAGAACTGAATAAGGCACTGAAAGACGGGAAAATCCTGCAGGCAGATTACAACACGCTGATGGCGGCGGCGAAAAAGGACTATGAAGCGACGCTGAAAAAGCCGAAACAGTCCGGCGTGAAGGTGTCTGCGGGCGATCGTCAGGAAGACAGTGCTCATGCTGCCCTGCTGACGCTTCAGGCTGAACTCCGGACGCTGGAGAGGCATGCCGGAGCAAATGAGAAAATCAGCCAGCAGCGCCGGGATTTGTGGAAGGCGGAGAGTCAGTTCGCGGTACTGGAGGAGGCGGCACAACGTCGCCAGCTGTCCGCACAGGAGAAATCCCTGCTGGCGCATAAAGATGAGACGCTGGAGTACAAACGCCAGCTGGCTGCACTTGGCGACAAGGTCACGTATCAGGAGCGCCTGAACGCGCTGGCGCAGCAGGCGGATAAATTCGCACAGCAGCAACGGGCAAAACGGGCCGCCATTGATGCGAAAAGCCGGGGGCTGACTGACCGGCAGGCAGAACGGGAAGCCACGGAACAGCGCCTGAAGGAACAGTATGGCGATAATCCGCTGGCGCTGAATAACGTCATGTCAGAGCAGAAAAAGACCTGGGCGGCTGAAGACCAGCTTCGCGGGAACTGGATGGCAGGCCTGAAGTCCGGCTGGAGTGAGTGGGAAGAGAGCGCCACGGACAGTATGTCGCAGGTTAAAAGTGCTGCCACGCAGACCTTTGATGGTATTGCACAGAATATGGCGGCGATGCTGACCGGCAGTGAGCAGAACTGGCGCAGCTTCACCCGTTCCGTGCTGTCCATGATGACAGAAATTCTGCTTAAGCAGGCAATGGTGGGGATTGTCGGGAGTATCGGCAGCGCCATTGGCGGGGCTGTTGGTGGCGGCGCATCCGCGTCAGGCGGTACAGCCATTCAGGCAGCTGCGGCGAAATTCCATTTTGCGACCGGGGGATTTACGGGAACCGGCGGCAAATATGAGCCAGCGGGGATTGTTCACCGTGGTGAATTTGTCTTCACGAAGGAGGCAACCAGCCGGATTGGTGTCGGCAACCTGTACCGCCTGATGCGGGGCTATGCGGAAGGTGGTTATGTGGGCGGTGCCGGAAGTCCGGCGCAGATGCGGCGGGCTGAAGGCATTAATTTTAATCAGAACAATCACGTGGTGATTCAGAACGACGGTACGAATGGTCTGCCAGGTCCACAGATGATGAAGGCAGTGTATGACATGGCCCGCAAGGGTGCCCGTGATGAAATTCAGACACAGATGCGTGATGGTGGCCTGTTCTCCGGAGGTGGACGATGAAAACCTTCCGCTGGAAAGTGAAGCCGGATATGGAGGTGAACTCGCAGCCATCGGTGCGTGAAGTGCGTTTTGGTGACGGGTATTCGCAGCGTATGGCGGCGGGGCTGAATGCTGACCTGAAAACATACCGTGTGACGCTTTCCGTGACCCGGGAGGAGGCCCGACATCTGGAGGCATTCCTGGCAGAGCACGGTGGCTGGAAGGCGTTTCTGTGGACACCGCCTTATGCCTGGCGGCAGATAAAGGTGACCTGTGCCGCCTGGTCATCACGGGTTCGCATGCTGCGGGTTGAATTCAGCGCGGAGTTTAAGCAGGTGGTGAACTGATGCAGGATATTCACGAAGAAAGTCTGAACGAGTCGGTTAAATCAGAGCAGTCACCGCGGGTGGTACTCTGGGAAATCGACCTGACGGTACAGGGTGGTGAGCGGTATTTTTTCTGCAATGAGCTGAATGAAAAAGGGGAGGCGGTTACCTGGCAGGGGCGGCAATATCAGGCATACCCGATTGACGGCAGTGGCTTTGAGATGAACGGGAAGGGCAGCAGTGCCCGCCCGTCGCTGACGGTGTCGAATCTGTTCGGTCTGGTCACCGGAATGGCGGAGGACCTGCAGAGCCTGGTGGGGGCCACGGTGGTCCGCCGCCGGGTGTATGCCCGTTTTCTGGATGCGGTGAATTTTGTGGCGGGCAATCCGGAAGCGGACCCGGAGCAGGAGCTGAGCGACCGCTGGGTGGTGGAGCAGATGTCAGAGCTGACGGCCATGACGGCCTCGTTTGTGCTGGCGACACCGACCGAGACGGACGGGGCGCTGTTTCCTGGTCGCATCATGCTGGCGAACACCTGTATGTGGGATTACCGGGGAGATGAATGCGGGTATAACGGTCCTGCGGTGGCGGATGAGTTCGACAACCCCACCACGGATATCCGTAAGGACAGATGCAGCAAGTGCATGCGCGGGTGTGAGATGCGCGGCATGGTGGCTAATTTTGGCGGTTTCCTTTCCATTAATAAACTTTCGCAGTAAATCCAATGACACAGACAGAATCAGCGATTCTGGCACACACCCGGCGGTGTGTGCCTGCGGAGTCGTGCGGCTTCGTGGTGAGAACGCCGGAGGGGGAGCGGTATATCCCTTGTGTGAATATCTCTGCAGAGCCGGAGGCGTATTTTCGTATTGCACCGGAAGACTGGCTGCGGGCAGAGATGCAGGGTGAGATTGTGGCGCTGGTCCACAGCCACCCCGGTGGTCTGCCCTGGCTGAGCGAGGCCGACCGGCGGCTGCAGATAAAAAGTGCACTGTCCTGGTGGCTGGTCTGCCGGGGGGAAATTCATAAATTCCGCTGTGTGCCACATCTGACAGGACGGCGCTTTGAGCACGGGGTGACGGACTGTTACACGCTGTTCCGGGATGCATACCATCTGGCGGGAATTGATATGCCGGATTTTGAGCGTGAGGATGACTGGTGGCGTAACGGTCAGAACCTTTACCTGGACAATATGGCGGTCACCGGCTTTTACCGGGTGCCCCTGTCCTCTGCACAGGCGGGCGATATCCTGCTGTGCTGCTTTGGCGCATCGGTGGCCAATCATGCCGCCATTTACTGCGGCAACGGTGAGCTGCTTCACCATCTGCCTGAACAACTGAGTAAACGGGAGAGGTATTCCGAAAAATGGCAACGACGAACGCATTCAGCCTGGCGTCACCGCCACTGGCACGTATCTGCCTTCACGGGGATTTACAACGATTTGGCCGCCGCCTCAGCCTGTATGTGAACACGGCAGCGGAAGCCATCCGTGCCCTGTCGATGCAGATGCCTGGATTCCGCCGTCAGATGAACGAAGGCTGGTACCAGATACGTATTCGCGGTGAGGACACGGCACCGGAGGCGGTGTACGCCCGTCTTCACGAACAGCTGGGTGAGGGAACGATCATCCACATTGTGCCGCGACTGGCCGGGGCCGGAAAAGGTGGACTGCAGATTGTGCTGGGGGCGGCAGCCATCGTGGGCTCTTTCTTCACTGCCGGGGCATCAATGGCGTTATGGGGTTCAGCCCTGGCAGCCGGTGGTTTTTCTGCCACCACGATGCTGTTTTCACTGGGGGCCAGCATGATACTGGGTGGTGTGGCTCAGATGCTGGCCCCGAAGGCTAAAGTACCGGAGTACAAAAGCACGGATAACGGTAAACAGAACACGTACTTTTCGTCACTGGACAATATGATTGCCCAGGGTAACCCGATGCCGGTGCCTTACGGGGAAATGCTGGTTGGCTCCCGGCGAATCTCTCAGGACATCAGTACCCGTGATGAAGGCGGTGGCGGGAAGGTCGTGGTTATCGGGCGGCAGAGGTAAAAAGAATAAAAAAATCCCGCAGTGTTGCGGAGCTGCGGGAGAGTTACGAAGATTAACTATAGAGAATTATTCTTATGTCACGACAAAAAACATTAACGCAGAGAAATTATTAGTACCACAGTCAGTTTGTGAAAATGTGAAGATATTCAGAATTTTTATTCAGTGATGATACAGGCATCCTCCGGGATGCCTGTTGTTTTTGTGCGTAACAGTTATCACAGTAAAGGGTGAGACAATGGGCAAAGGTGGCGGCAAGGCGCACACGCCGGTTGAGGCAAAGGACAATCTTAAGTCCACGCAGATGATGAGCGTGATTGATGCCATTGGTGAAGGGCCGATTGAAGGTCCGGTGAAGGGACTGCAGAGTATTCTGGTGAACAAAACCCCGCTGACGGACACTGACGGCAATCCTGTGATACACGGTGTGACCGCGGTCTGGCGCGCCGGGGAGCAGGAGCAGACACCACCCGAAGGCTTTGAGTCCTCCGGGGCGGAAACCGCACTGGGCGTGGAAGTGACGAAGGCAAAGCCGGTGACGCGCACCATTACATCCGCGAACATTGACCGCCTGCGGGTCACCTTCGGGGTGCAGTCACTGGTGCAGACCACGTCAAAGGGTGACCGAAACCCGACATCCGTCCGCCTGCTGATTCAGTTACAGCGTAACGGTAACTGGGTGACGGAAAAGGATGTCACCATTAACGGCAAGACCACCTCGCAGTTTCTGGCGTCGGTGATTCTGGATAATCTGCCTCCCCGTCCTTTTAACATCCGGATGGTCCGGGAGACAGCGGACAGCACCTCGGACCAGCTGCAGAATAAGACGCTCTGGTCGTCATACACCGAAATCATCGATGTGAAACAGTGCTACCCGAACACGGCGATTGTGGGGCTGCAGGTGGATGCGGAGCAGTTTGGCGGTCAGCAGATGACGGTGAACTACCATATCCGAGGTCGCATCATCCTGGTGCCGTCAAACTATGACCCGGAAAAACGCACTTACAGCGGCATCTGGGACGGCAGCCTGAAACCGGCATACAGCAACAACCCGGCCTGGTGCCTGTGGGACATGCTGACTCACCCGCGCTACGGCATGGGAAAACGTCTGGGGGCGGCGGATGTGGACAAGTGGGCGCTGTATGCCATCGGGCAGTACTGCGACCAGACGGTCCCGGATGGTTTCGGGGGCACAGAGCCGCGGATGACCTTTAATGCGTACCTGTCACAACAGCGTAAGGCGTGGGACGTTCTCAGTGATTTCTGCTCGGCGATGCGCTGTATGCCGGTATGGAACGGCCAGACGCTGACGTTCGTTCAGGACCGCCCGTCGGATGTGGTGTGGCCGTACACCAACTGCGATGTGGTGGTGGATGATAACGGCGTGGGGTTTCGCTACAGCTTCAGCGCCCTGAAGGACCGCCACACGGCGGTGGAGGTGAATTACACCGACCCGCAGAACGGCTGGCAGACCTCCACGGAACTGGTGGAAGACCCGGAAGCCATACTGCGCTACGGGCGCAACCTGCTGAAGATGGATGCGTTCGGTTGCACCAGTCGCGGTCAGGCCCACCGTGCCGGGCTGTGGGTGATAAAGACCGGACTGCTGGAAACGCAGACGGTGGATTTCACGCTCGGGTCACAGGGGCTGCGTCACACCCCCGGTGACATCATTGAAATCTGTGATAACGACTACGCCGGTACCATGACCGGCGGACGTGTCCTGTCCATCGATGCCGCCAGCCGCACCCTGACACTGGACCGTGAGGTGACCCTGCCGGAGACAGGTGCCGCCACGGTGAACCTGATTAACGGCAGCGGTAAGCCGGTGAGCGTGGCCATCACTGCACACCCCGCGCCGGACCGGATACAGGTCAGCACCCTGCCTGATGGTGTGGAGACATACGGTGTATGGGGACTCTCCCTGCCGTCACTGCGTCGTCGCCTGTTCCGCTGTGTTTCCATCCGGGAAAACACGGACGGCACCTTTGCCATCACGGCGGTGCAGCACGTACCGGAAAAAGAAGCCATCGTGGATAACGGGGCGCACTTTGACGGCGACCAGAGCGGCACGGTGAACGGGGTCACGCCGCCAGCGGTGCAGCACCTGACCGCAGAAGTCACCGCAGACAGCGGGGAATATCAGGTGCTGGCGCGCTGGGACACGCCGAAGGTGGTGAAGGGGGTGAGTTTTATGCTTCGCCTGACCGTGGCCGCGGATGACGGCAGTGAGCGGCTGGTCAGCACGGCCCGGACGACGGAAACCACATACCGCTTCACGCAACTGGCGCTGGGGAACTACAGGCTGACAGTCCGGGCGGTAAATGCGTGGGGACAGCAGGGCGATCCGGCATCGGTATCGTTCCGGATTGCCGCACCGGCAGCGCCGTCACAGATTGAGCTGACGCCGGGCTATTTTCAGATAACTGCCACGCCGCATCTTGCGGTTTATGATCCGACGGTACAGTTTGAGTTCTGGTTCTCGGAAACGCGGATTACCGATATCAGGCAGGTTGAAACCACAGCCCGCTACCTTGGCACGGGGCTGTACTGGATAGCCGCCAGTATCAATATCAAACCGGGCCATGATTATTACTTTTATATCCGCAGTGTGAACACCGTTGGCAAATCGGCATTCGTGGAGGCCGTCGGTCGGGCGAGCGATGATGCGGAAGGTTACCTGGATTTTTTCAAAGGCAAGATAACCGAATCCCATCTCGGCAAGGAGCTGCTGGAAAAAGTCGAGCTGACGGAGGATAACGCCAGCAAACTGGAGGAGTTTTCGAAAGAGTGGCAGGACGCTAACGATAAGTGGAATGCCATGTGGGGCGTCAAAATTGAGCAGACCAAAGACGGCAAACATTATGTCGCGGGTATTGGCCTCAGCATGGAGGACACGGAAGAAGGCAAGCTGAGCCAGTTTCTGGTTGCCGCTAACCGTATCGCGTTTATTGACCCGGCAAACGGGAATGAAACGCCGATGTTTGTGGCGCAGGGCAATCAGATATTTATGAACGACGTGTTCCTGAAGCGCCTGACGGCCCCGACCATTACCAGTGGTGGAAATCCACCGGCATTTTCCCTGACGTCAGACGGAAAGCTGACCGCTAAAAATGCGGATATCAGTGGCAGTGTGAATGCGAACGCCGGGACGCTCAACAATGTCACGGTAAATGAAAACTGTACGATTAAGGGCATGCTGGAGGCGACCCAAGTCAGAGGGGATTTCGTTAAAGCTGTATCCAAATCATTTCCGAAACAGGCTGGTACGTGGGGTAACACGGAAACACCAAACGGGACGGTTACAGTCACCATCAGCGATGA